ATTTTCTTGTAGCAGCACCAGTAAATGTCATTGAAGATGTTGACTGAAACTCTTCGTTAGCAGCACCAGTTGATGTATGTTTAAATGTGCCACCATTTGCAATACTCATATTACCAGCCGAAGCAAAGTCAATGTTTTTAATTGAAATAATTTGTGTATTGCCAGAGACTGTAAGTTTACTATTGACTTGAACTGTTTTTGCTTCGGTATGTTTAATCGTAGTTTTTTTACTCTTACCGACAGTTTCTATGTATTGACCATCAATAATAGAACGACGGTCTCCAGTTACTCGCTCTGCTTTCTTACCATTGATTTGTGTGTTCTCGTCTGTAAGAACTTCTTTCAAATCGTTGCCTTGAATCTTTGTAACACGGTCACCACGAACTGTGATATACTGGTTGCCGCTTACTTCTGTGTAGTGATCGCCTTGAACATATAACTTTGCATTACCCTTAACAGTAATCGATTGTTGCCCTTGAATATAAATGTTTTCATCACTGATTACGATTTCGTAGTTCTTACCTACTACTTTTGTTACACGAGTACCATCAGGTTGAATCTCTTCAAATGTACCAGCATTGTGATAACGATGAAGTCTACCTACACCTGGAGTATCGTCAACTTCAAATACATGCCCAGATTCAGAACGATAAACGTGGTTATAAGGATAAGAAGACCCTTTTTGATTTGCATACTTGTCTTTAACTTCGCCACCATATCTTGCGTTCGGTTCACTCCATTTTGGACGCTCAGTAGCATAATCAGCGTTTTTAGATTTTGTTGGACCAACAGCGCCGTTTAGAAATCCTGTTTTTTCGTTTGTTGGTCCATAGTTATCTCGCATCGATTTGATTGGTGGAGCTGTTGCTGTTGGAACATCATTCAGTTTGTTGTTTCTTTTTGCAATCAATGTTGCATCAGACTCAGCAACCTTTGAGTTTCTTGCAAGTCTTGGTGTATCTGGTTGATACAAACTATCAAGTTTTGGATAGTTACCTTTTGGGTCACTGAATCCATCGGTACCAATGTCTGTTGGAATACCAGCAAGTGTTCCCATAACAATCGGTCTTTGTGCTTCTTCACCATCAGCAAAGAAACCAACAACCCACGTACCTTCTACAATACCAGTCGCACTCTTACCAATACCGCTAATTGCAGCAGATGTGATATCTTGAACTGGTTGCGCCCATGGCAAATCTTTTGTTGGAAGGTCATCAAGATTGTCTGTGTGCCAACCATAACAGCGGACACGCACACGACCAAGTTCAAGAGGGTCAGCACGATCCTCTACAACTCCATACCACCAGATAAACTGTTCACCAAGATTCTTCATTATTCTACCTTCTCCGCTTTCTTTGCATATGTGTCTTTTCTACATTCAAAAATAGTATAGAATTTATTATTCTTTTTATTAAATGTATGTCGAATAGAAACAACTAAAAATTTCTTATCGTATAATAAATTAAGTTTCTTTGATAATTCTGGTAACTCTGAAGATTGTGGAATATGCAAATTAACAACATCGCCAATCTCAAGTTTGGTATTTCCTGGTATTGTTATACTTAAAACAATATTAGATAATTGTGCTTTTGCTGCTACATTATATTTTAAAAACTTATGAAGTTTTCTTGGGTTTCTAATTTGTGGGTCATTGGTAATTGCTTTAGATAGATATGGTTGTTTGTTATAGTCTTCGCCAATATTTGAAATCATGTAGTAATTGACAGAAGTGCCACTATCTTTAGAAAGCAATGAATCTTCAGAATATAAAAATGTGTCGTCTATCTTTTTCTTATCATGTTCAATGTGAGTTATCTTTTTTGAATCATTTTTATATGAAAAATTATCAGTGGTAAATCTCTTAGTAATTGGGTCAATAGTTTCAATGTTGTGTGCATAAAGACCACGAGCAATATTTTTTAACGTGTTAACTTGATCCACAAAACTGTAATTTGTAATCTTCTTATCGTCATCAATCTTTTCGCCTTGAGTTGCATGGTCTTCGTTTGATGCCAATGTGAAGTAAAAATCATACGAAGGGTCTTTTAATAACATGCCATCAATGGTTTCAAAATAATATCCATCCGACTTTTCAAAAAAATAGAAGTTAGATCCTTGACCCTCTTGATCATTTCTTGTTTGTGCTTCTTGAGATAGATATTTAATTGCTGTGATTGGTTTCTCACCAGTAAAAACAACTGAAAAGTTATCGTTGGTTTCTTGTATAGAAAGAGTTTTGTTTTTCTTAATTTTAGTGTATTCTTCTTCAGTTGGTTTCAAGAAACTGTTATAGATTCCTTTGACAATTGTAGAGATAGGCATATCAACATATGATTTATTCACAGACTTGCGAAGATTACTTACAACCTCTTGACTTGTTCCGTGTAAGATGTATTTGTCTGATCTTGTTTCAAATTTATCTTTATCACTAACATTATAAATGCGGAAAAAGTAATTTAATGTCTTTTCAAACGTAGGAGTCTTAAATTCTATTTCAAGTGTTTCTTCACCAACAATTGGAAATATTTCTACAAGACCATTGCCATCGAGAATAGCAACATCTATTTTTGTAGCATTAGAAAAAATGCTATGATAGATATTGAACTCTAACATGATATTACGAATGTCGAGTTTTTCTCCAGCATAATTGTAGAGAAAACAGGAACGTAATTCAAGGTCTGTAGGTTTATATTTTAAAGGCATTATTCAAAAATTCTTTCTGCTTCGTCAAGAAACTGTGTTAAAAAGTCAATATGAAGAACTTTAATTGTCCGTTTGGATTCATTTAATCTTTCTTCATATGTATAGTTTGATACTTCCCGTCTTTCTGTAGCAGTAAGAGTATTATATGTTGTTTCGTCAACAACAATTACTTTTTCTGGAACAATAGTACCATCAAATAATACAGACTGTGTTTGAATAATATGCTCGTAATGATGTGTTGTGTTTAATGCGGATTCTGTCGACCCATACTTTGATTTAACATACGCAATGAACTGTTGATAGTCCATTGGTAAATCATATTGAGGATCAATAATATCATTGACAATATAGATTATCCAATCGAGTGTTGAGTCGTCATAATACTTATCCGCAATAAACTCTGCGGTTTGCCCTTCTTCAATATCATGTGTGTAGTATAAAGCTGACCTACTTTTTAATAGTTCTTGAAGTTTAAATCGCACAAGAGGATTTTGAGCAGTACGAGAAATACCATTCTTTTGAACATCATATGAAATTGATGGATGATTTTTAAAAAAGAATGTCATTATTACCTTCCTTGTCCTGAAATTGTTTCTTTTGTAACAATAGCGACTTCTTGGAAAGTAGCAGAAATATTCACAGATACAGGTGCTTTCTCTGTTGCAGAAATGTCATAGTAAAGTGGTCTACCTTCAGCATGATATTGTACATTGAATGTAGTCAATACAGAAGGACCAATATTATAAAGATGTTTACCATGATTAAAATCAATATCAAACTGTTCTGGGTAATCAAGGAAATGAGAATTCTTACCATTTATCCCTGGTGCACTATGAAACTTAAATGCAGAAACGATATCAGTTAGTATTTTACTTTCATCTCTATTCCGAGCAATAAACCTCCAGCTAAATTGATGAGAACGCATATTAGGGCTATCATACATAACAGCCATATATGGATTTTTAGAAATACCTTGAGCAGCAACAGCACCTTTGAACGCATCACCAAGACCAGCTTCGGCAGCAGCACCTTGAATAGCATCAAATGACAATCTCGCTGTTGAATCTCCAATATCTTTTTTTGTAATAGAACCTATATTCTCGACAATAGATGCTATACTACCAGAAGATAAAATATCAGAAGCTCCTGCTCCCAATCTTCCCTGTTCTCCAATACCTTCAGTATTATACTTTTGGTCGTATGTGGTTTCTATGTTACCTGGCATTGGAAGAAAGATTCTTGTCAAATCGTTTTTCTTTTCAAACTCTTCAGCCTTAAAAAGTTTTGGATTATTTGCACGAAAGCATACCCAATGATCAATCTCATCTAGATTGTTTGGAAACTTGAGTTGTTTTTGATTTGTCTCAGAAAGAGATTTGTAAAATTCATCTTTTTGAGCTTTTGGATCTACTGTTGTTGGCCATGTATCTGCCATCTATAAATATCCTTAACTAGAAACTGTTTTGTATATTTATAATGAAAACCATCAAAGGCAAATATATACCACATAATCCTCAGAAGTACAGAGGAGACCCGACGAATATTCAATATAGATCATCATGGGAATTAAAGTATTTCAAGTGGTGTGACTATACGGATATCGTTCTTCAATGGTCAAGCGAAGAGCATGTTATACCATATCGAAGCCCAATTGATGGTAAGATGCATCGTTACTTTCCTGATGTATATCTTAAAATAAAAACAAACAAAGGTATTGAAGAGTGGATTGTTGAGATTAAACCATCAGCACAAACAAAAGAACCACGTATTCAAAAGAGAATGACTCGTAAGTATAT